ACGGCAGTTTCACCGAGCATTTGTTGAGTAGCATCATTTACTAGTGCGTAAATTTGAGTTACTTTCATGGCAATATCCTTAATAAATGGCTAACGTTAGCGCTTTTGAAATATCTTGCATTACATTTTTTAGTATACTAGCCCTTGCCATGTTTGACAATAGCGCATAACTCGCTTGGGGTGAAATACTTTCGTCGGTCATGGTTCTAATCTTTTCTCCTGAATTTGCATCAGTGTTAGTTGATGTTGAACCATCGTTATTAACCATTTCAGTACTATTAAAAGACGCTACTTTATTAACATCTTCACGTTCATTTAATCTATCTTCATTGCTGTTAATAGTTTCGCTAATTTCTCGCCTTCCGTTTACGTTATCTTTAAGCGCTTCAATCTTCACATAATCGCGCCACGTTTCCCCGTATTCAGAAACCAGCAAAGAAGCTAAACTATTAATGCTAACGTCTTTATAGGGGCTAAATAATGTTCGTTGCCCATAGTTGATTTTCAAAATTAAATCTAGGTTTTCTTCATCCCCGGCAATAAACGGGAATACTTCAACGTCATTAATAGCGGTAAAAAAACTAGTTTTACCGCTTAAATAATCGTTCAAAGTTTCCATTATTCACCCCCTTTTAATTCGTTAAGCAATGCGTTTAAAACTTCCGTATCTTCATCGCTTAACGTTTCATCTTCTAGCATGGCTTCCGCTTCTTCAATCTGACTTGCCAGCGTTTCCGCTTCTAACTTTGGCAATTCTTCCCGCGTGGTAGGCTTGGGCAAACTTTCCGTTTCTTGGGTTTCGTCTGACAAGTATTTTGTCGATTCTTTCCCCGATTCGTTTGATGATTCTTCGCCCAAATTCGTAAGCGATTCTGATGGCGATTCGTTCGATGATTCGTTTGATACTTCACCCCCTGGATTTTCGTTTGATGGGTCGTTAATAACCCCGTCTACCAATTCCTTTTGTTTCACGTTCCAAACGCCACCATAATCAACGTCAATAGATGTTGAATACATGGCATTGATTTTCTTCACCGCTTCAAGGCGACATTTCATCATGTTATCGACAAAAGGGTATAAGGCATCTTCACCGCTTTCAACTTCACCCGATGTTAAGCGCTCGCGTTTCATGTTGAAATTGGATTGTAAGCCCAGTTCATTATGTAGGCTACCTTTAATGTACTGATGAAACTCAATTAAGGAAGTAAAAGCGCTGCCGTTGTTTGAAGTTGCATCTTGTCGTTTAATTCCGTCGAACAAAGCCGCTTCACCGATGACGGAAACGTCGCCGTCTATAAGTTTTTGAACGTAGTTATCAGCGCTGGTTTTTGTTTTATCGTCGCTGGCACTCAAAAGCGTTTGCATACGGCTATTGATACCAACCATATAAAGGCTAATGTCATTTTCAACCAATGACGAATTGAAGCGGGAAACCAGCGGTAAAACCCCGTTCATGCAATCATCGTTATAGACTAAAACACCATCGGCTTTAATGTCTAAGGTTTTATTGAATTTCAACGCCACGTTATTGATGGTTATTTTAGTTGGATTACCGTATACGTCTTGCTCGCCCCCAATGCCCCCCCAAAAAGCGTATAGTTTACCTTCAACTTTCGTAATGAATGCGAAGCCATGTTTTTGAAGTAGCTTTTCAAGTTCAAACGCTGGTATTGTTTCAGGCAATTCATACCATTCAAACATTGATAAAGTTTTAGCCAATGTATAATTGTTATACATGGCTAAATTATGATCTTTCTTTTTCACGTCATACATATAATCACCGCTTATCTAGTTGAGTGATAACGTGGTTAATGGCTTTAGTATTATTATCAATTGTATCTTGAAAATCTTTTAGTAATTTTCGATAATAACTAGCCTGTTCCCGATTCATCCAGAATAACGCAACACACGCCGCAATAGGAAACCCAATTAAATTAACCATTTCAATAAATGTTGCTGAATCCATTCTTAACCCCGCTTGCAAAGTTTTAGAAAGTTGTTTATAGCATCCCCAACGTCGTTGTTTTGATAATAAATCCTATCAGTTTTATAGAACCACAAAACACGTTCTTGAAGTTTAGACGTTGGTTTAAAGATGCTACGATTATAGTTTAATTCAGGATGATAGTCTAGGGAATAGATTAAATCATCTTTGAGGGCTTTTAATTCGCTGGTTTTAACATGAATATAAGTAAAATAAACATCGCCAACATTAACAATTTCACATTGAAAATAAGAGTCGTTGAAGTCTATAAAATAGGTAAATAAAATATCTTTAGGTTTATACTTCATGGGTAGGTGTGGATATATTGCAAGCTCCCAAGCCCCGCCAGTTATCATGTTTAATTTAGGGTTATCGAAAGCAAAATATTTATGATTGTTGGAATTACTTTTAACAGGCGCGCAGTATTCAACGGCAACCGTTAATTTAGAATCCCCATAATGATAAACATCAATAGAACCTTGTTCCATTTTTAAGATGTGTTTAAGCCCCATTTCTGCAAAGTATGGGCAATATTTATTAACCGTGTTTCCTAGCATGTAGATTTTAACGTCTTCACGCTTACGAACGATTGTTGAAACGGTATTCATAAACAAAACAAATTCATCTTGAAGATAAATTTTGTTAGTTAGAAATTCATCAAACACTATTGTTTTAATGTCTGGAAATGATGTTGATTTATCATGTTCAGAATCGGATAAAGCAAACGTGAAAGCTAAAACATCGCCATAATTATAAATTGCTTTGCCTGAATCGTCGTAATTGCAAAGATAGAATTTACCCGCCCAATAATGGACGCCTGTAAATTTACCTTTAGTGGCTTTATTTACTTCATCATTATCGTTAAGCCCTGAAAACAACCTAGATGCCCGGCGCCCGGTGATATCTTCTTTCCAACGTCTAACATACGCCATTTGATAACCATATTTAGCGTAGTCTTGAAGCCCCTTTTTTAGTAGCGCGTAAGTTTTACCGTTTGAGCGCTCCCCAAAAATCATATTATAGGTAGCGTTTTTACGGTTAATTTTTTGAAGGCTGTAATAAATCATACGTGTTTAACCCCTTTGAATATGTAGCCTTTAGAAAGGTTGTTTAAAAATTCTATATAATGTTGAGCGATTGATAAAGTAAAATCACAACCCCCTAAGTGTATCCCAGATAGCGGGTTTACGGTAGATTCAACCCCGTTAAAGTCGATGATTTTAAACTTCATTTCATCGTCAATATAGGTATGGGTCATCTTCCCCGTATGCGCTGCGGGAATATAAAGCGTATCGTCAAACATGTTGAAAACTTCATCAATATCATTATTACATCGTTCGCGCATGTAAGCTATGCCATTTTGTTTACTCAAACCAGCAACGGTTATATGCAGGTTTTCCCCGTCATAAACCATATAACGTTTAGCGCCTAGTGTTTTGAATTTAGGATAACTACCTTCAAAGTCCCAAATTCCTAACGTTTTAACTTTACCTTTTTTAGTCTTTGGGGATAGTAGCGCTTTATCAAACCCGTAATAATCACACATATCAGACATTTTAGCCACGATACCCGCGTTAAATTGTTCAATATATTCTAAATGATTTTCATAGTTTAAAAGTTTTAGGCTATCCGTATCACTATAAATATAGTCATCACCAGCGGCAAGAATGCCCGTCCATAAATTGCGCCTAGCGTACGCAGTTACCCACAACCCCCAAGGATAATATAAAAACCGACCTTTAGCCGTGTTGTAGTTTTCAATTTCTGTTTCAATGTCTACTTTTTCAACTTCCCAACCTTCGTTATAAATTGAGTTATCTTTAACTATATCAGTGACACACATTCCATAAATAGAATTAAGCATACCTTTAGAAAGTAGATATTCAACCTCACTTCCTTCAACATCTTTTAAAGTGGTTTTACCTTGATATAAGTCGAGTATTGATTTAATAATTGCTTTAGGTAAATAGTTGGTATATGCAAATTTAACATTTTTAACCTTTATTTCATCCCATGAATAAACCCGCTTCATTATATCGAAATCAACATTTGTTATAGTGGTTGAAATTGATTCAGCTTTATTTATGCGGCCATTGTTAATAGCTGGTTTAACGGCGCTATAGCATTTAGATTCGCTTAAATAGTTTTCATGTTTAATAGTTGATTCAATGTTAGTAAATTCAACATCAAAAACAACCGCATGTTTAATGCAAATTTCGTCTAAGTGTTCTAGGCTTGAAATTTCAATAGGTCTAAACCTAGACATTGGGAATTTTTCAGCACACATAACGCTAGGGTAACTAGACGTAAAATCAATGCTGGATACATTTTCCAGTTTAACCCCACTATATTCAGCGTTAGCGTGTGTAAAACCCCCCATAAAGGCGCGTTTAAGTTGAACGTAAGTATCAGGGTCTAATGTTAAATCCTGCATTACTTGGCGATATTTAAAATATTTGCTTTT